ACTTCGTTTCTGGAATCTCTTCCGCTGAGTATAATACGAAATCTGGTGAAATTATCTACATTGATAATAGAGTTGCAATCCCCAGGTCTTCAAGTCAAAAAGAAGATATCAAGATCGTACTGGAGTTTTAACGAAAAATGCCACAGAATACTAATCTCAATGCGTCTCCATACTTTGACGATTTTGATGATCAGAAGAATTATCAGCGAGTCCTGTTCAAACCAGGACTCCCAATTCAATCTAGAGAATTAACAACACTACAATCTATTCTTCAGAATCAGGTTGAAAAGTTTGGTAGGCATTTTTTCAAAGAGGGTTCTGTTGTAATCCCAGGTCAAATTGCCTACGATGATGACTATTCTTGTGTACAAATTGATGACACTCATCTAGGTCTGCCAGTTTCTCTTTATCTTGACGCATTGAAGGGTAAACTGATTAAGGGTGAGACTAGTGGAGTAACAGCAAAAGTTGAATATGTAATTACCAATAGGCAATCAGAAAGAGGAAATTATACTCTATACATTAAATATCAGAGTTCTAGTGATCAAGACTTCTCCAGATCTACCTTTGTAGATGGGGAAGATCTTCTAGTTCAGGAAGATGTTAATTATACTCTGTCCAGCATTAGAGCAGGAACTAGTTTTGCTACAACCATTATCTCACAATCCACTCAAGTTGGATCTGCTGTAAAAATTGCCAATGGTGTATATTTTATCAGAGGATTCTTTGTTGAAGTACTCGATCAGACAGTCATTCTAGATCAATACGGAAACGAGCCTAGTTATAGAGTTGGTTTACTTATCAACGAGGAGATTGTAACTGCATCTTCAAGTAATCAAGATCTATATGATAATGCTAGAGGATTTTCTAACTTTGCTGCTCCTGGTGCGGACAGATTTAAAATTTCCACAACACTTGTTAAAAAGTCTCTTACAGACTTCAATGATGAAAACTTTATTGAACTTCTTAGAGTAGAAGAAGGTGTTGTCTCCAAATTTGTAAAAACATCGGATTATAACTTGATCCGTGATGAATTAGCCAGAAGAACTTATGATGAATCTGGGGATTATTACATCAAACCATTCAGTGTTTCGGTAAAAGAAAACCTAAACGATAGAATTGGTAATGATGGAGCATATTATTCGAATCAGGTAACTCAACAAGGTAACAAACCATCCAATTCCTTAATCAGTTTGTCGGTTGGTCCTGGTAAAGCTTATGTTCGTGGTTACGAGGTAGAGACTCTAAACACGACTACAATCGATGTTCCAAAACCAAGAGGAACCGAAAAATTATTCAATGAATCTATCCCATTCTCTCTTGGCAAACAGATTGAATTGAATAACGTATATGGATCTTCTAATATTGGTATTGGGACAGATACCTATGTAAATCTCCATAAGAATAGAACTGCAACTCCTGGAAGCGCAAGTGGCATTCATATCGGTGTTGCAAGACTATATGATATGAAATTAAAGAATGCTCAGTATGTGGATGCTTCTACTATTTTTGAAGCATCTTTATATGACATTCAAACATTCACATATATTGAGATCAACGTTCACATGTTGATCAATACTCCTGCTCTGATTGAAGGTCAAAGTAGTGGAGCTACTGGATATGTCTATGAGACTGTAAATGATGTTAGACAGGTAAAACTATATCAAGTTAATGGACAATTCCAAGAAGGAGAGGAAATTTATATTAACGGACAACCTGTTTCCAGATCTATCACTAGAGTCGAAGACTATTCGATTGAAGACGTTCGTCAACTCGTAGGAACTGGTTCCGTACCCTTTACCGCAGACACTAGACTGAATAAAGGAACCCTAATTGCTTCTTTGGGATCGCAATTCAGTATTACTGGCGAGTCTGCAGGTGTTTCTACTGCAACTTGTGCAGCTTTAGAATTCGGTACTAATATTGGCATCAGAACAGGAGATATCATCAGATATAGTGTATCTGGCAACACTGTCCCTGTATTTAATGCGATTAAAGAAATTGATGTAACTAACAAAAAAATTGTACTTGAAGCAACAACAAATGTATCTAATGTGAACGTTGGAACTCTTCCAGTAAGTCAATTGACCGCTAATGACTTCTTTAAGGTTTCTACGGAAGTATTGAATACAAACAAATCTTACTTGTATGCAGAACTAACAAAGCCAAATGTAGCTTCTGTTGATTTTACTGGTTCTGATATTATTTTCAGAAAGACATACAGTATTTCTGTTGCTTCTGGTTCTTATAGTGCTACTTTAGAGTCCGATGCGAGTCTCACACTAGAACCATTTGATGAAGAAGATTACAATCTAACTTTCCACTCTACTGGTGTTGTAGAAGCACTTAATAATCAAAAATTAACCGTAAGTGGAAGAACGATTACTCTTTCTGGACTGAGTGTTTCTAGTGGAAATGCTACTCTCACGGTTACTTGGAAGAAAGTAAATGTGAAAGCAAAGAATAAAGTATTTAAGAGAGCATCTACAAATACTATTAATCTATCTGCTAAGAATTCTTCTGGTATCGGTGTCACTACTATTGAAGATGGATTAACTTATAGTGAAATCTACGGAACTAGAGTTCAAGATAAGAGACTATCTATTGGCGTTCCTGATGTTTCAAACGTTCTTGCGGTTCTTGAATCATCTTCAGTATCTGATCCACAGTTCCCAGTTCTCGTTCTCTCTAACCTCAATACTAATATTTTGAATGCACTAAGAGGCGAAAAAATGGTCGGTCAGACCTCTGGTGCTGCTGCAGTTTTTGTTGATAGTAATGGATCCAATGAGGTTGACTTTGTTTATAGAAACGAAAATTCTTTCGAGATCGGTGAAGAGGTTGTATTTGAAGAATCTAATGTAACTGCCACTGTTCTTTCATTCGTTCCTGGTGATAGAGATATCAAAGATAATTTTGAGTTTGATGCGGGTCAAAGAGAAGATTATGTAGATTTTTCTTCTCTTGTTAGGAAACCAGGAGCTGAAGCTCCTACTAGAAGAATTACCATTGTTTATGATCACTTCGTAATTGAACAATCGGACCCTGGTGATTTTGTTGCCATCAATTCCTATGATGCGGATTTGTATGCAACTGAAGTTCCAATGATTGAAGGTTACCAACCTGCATCGGATGTACTTGATTTCAGACCTAGAGTTTCTACTGTAGCTGCAAATAGATCCCCATTCGAATTCTTATCTAGGAATTTCGATCCATATACTTCTTCTTCTAGTCTTGTAGTTGCTAAAGATAAGTCTGTAAATGTAAGTTATGATTATTACTTGGGTAGAATTGATAAACTTTACTTAAGTAAAGATGGTATTTTTAGTCTTTCTGTTGGTGTTCCCGCTATTGAACCAAAAGTACCAAATACTATCGAGAATGCTCTAGAAGTTGCAACTGTATATCTACCACCATATGTTTACAATGCAAGCCAAGTTGAATTGAAACTTGCTAGACATAAGAGATATCGTATGAAGGATATCTCAATCATTGAAGATAGACTGAAAAATGTTGAGTATTATACTGCATTATCTCTCCTAGAAACTGAAACTGCAAACCTTGCTCTCAAGGATGCACAAACTAATTTGGATAGATTTAAGTCTGGATTCTTTGTGGATAACTTTAAGTCTACAACTGGAGGAGATGTTGACAACAGTCAATATAAGGCAAGTGTTGATCCTGTAGAAGGTAGATTAAGACCCCAACACTATACAACTTCTTTGGATCTCCTCCTTGGATCTGAAGCAATTGTTGGTGCTGCAACTTCGTCTAGTCCCGCATCTGATTATAGATTCGTAAATGATCTTGGAGACAGAAATGTCAAGAGAGTTGGCGATGTTGTTTGTCTGAATTATAGTGATAAAACTTTCCTTGAGAATAAGTTTGCTACTAGAATTGAAAATGTAAACCCATTTGCTGTTGTAAACTGGATTGGTCAAATTGAACTCAATCCATCCACAGATACTTGGATTGAAACTAGAAGATCTTCTGCAACATATGATGTAGAAGGAAGCTTTAATGCAGCTTTGGGTATTACAGGTGCCGATAGTAATACTGGTATGTCTCCAATTGATTGGGGATCTTGGGAAACTACGTGGACTGGTAGAAGCGTTTCTAATGGACCAACTGTTCTCAGACAAAACAGAACCACCGTAACGGGTAGAAATACTAGAAGAACTGGTGGATTTGTTAGTGGTAGAGGTATTCCAATCACTACTACAACTAATCTAAGAACAAGAACTACTACAATTAGAGAGCAAACCGTAACGACTACCACCAATCAAACTAGACAGGGTATTCAGTTTAGAGTTGGTGAAAGGTTTGACACTACAACTCTTGGAGATAGAGTCGTTTCTACAGAAGTCATCGCTACGATGAGATCTAGAAACATTGAGTTTATTTGTAGAAGACTAAAGCCTAATACAAGACTTTATGCATTCTTCGATAATATTGATATGAACAAGTACATTGTTCCCAAACTAATCGAAATCGAAATGGTTAGTGGAACATTTGGTGCTGGCGAAACTGTTGTTGGAACAGTTACAAACGGAAATGCATCTTGTAGATTTAGACTTGCTCAGACTAATCACAAGTATGGAACTTACAATAATCCTTCCCAAACATATGTAAATAACCCATACTCTCCATCTTCTACAATTCCTTCTACATATTCATCAACTTCCACGATTCTGAACGTTGATACTGCATCCCTAGAACTCCAGTCTGCATCTGGATTCTTTGGGCACCTTGCTAAAGGAATGAAGATTGTTGGTCAATCCAGTGGTGCAGTTGCTACTGTTAAGGACATTAGACTTATTACCGATAAAGCGGGTGTTATTATTGGATCTCTATTCTTACCTGATCCAACTGTACCATCTGCACCATCATTTAATACTGGATCTAAGACATTCACTTTAACAAGCAGTTCTACCAACCAGACAATTTCTGGTTTCACTGATAGTTCCGCTGAAAGCACTTTCACTTCTTCTGGTACTCTTCAAAATGTTGAAGAAGCTACCCTAAGAATTAGAAATGCTGATGTTCAGAGAATTCCAAGATCTCAGGATAGAACTCTAACAAACAGTGACACTCGACTAGTTGCTGATGTAAGTTTCACAAACAGAACTACGAGACAGACTAGATGGGTTGACCCTCTGGCACAGTCTTTTGAAGTTCCAGATATTAACGGAGTATTCCTCACTAAGTGTGACGTATACTTCAAATCTAAGGACACTAATTCTTTACCTGTTACTTTACAGGTTAGAACACTACAGACTGGTTTGCCAACTCAAGAAATTCTACCTTTTGGTGAAGTAATTCTTGATCCATCGGAAGTCGTTCTCTCTGATGACGGATCTCTTCCAACTACATTTACATTCCCATCACCAGTTTATTGTGAAGGCAGTGGAGAATATGCTATTGTTCTCTTATCTGCATCTAATGAGTACACTGTATTCATTTCGAGAATGGGTGAAGAGGATATCAGTACAGTAAATCAACCAGATTCTGAGAAGATTATTGTTGCACAACAGCCTCTTCTCGGTTCTCTATTTAAGTCACAAAACGGTGCTACTTGGGATCCAAGTCAGTTGGAAGACCTCAAGTTTACTCTGTACAGAGCTGAATTTACTTCTGACGTTGGTAGATTTAAACTCTATAACCCAGATCTTGATATTGGTAACAGACAAATTGCCAAACTAAGAACCAATCCACTGGATATGGTTTCTAAGAATATTATTGTTGGTCTTGGAAAGAGTTTGACAGCAACCGAACAATTGAATCTAACCACTGGAGTAACGATTCTTCAGGAGAATAATCCAAACTTCTCTGCTAATTTGAGTAAAGTTCTTGGTGCAATTGGTGTTGGCAGTGAATTGACACTCACAAACATTGGTGCAGGATTTACTTCAGGTGCTGCAACGTATTCTAATGTACCACTAGTTGCAAGAACTGGTAGAGGTGCTGGTGCAAAGGCAAATATTAGTGTAAATTCTGGAGTTGCTGTAGCTGCAACAGTTTCTATTGGTGGAACTGGATATGCAGCTGGTGACGTTCTTACCGTTGACTATGAAAATACTGGTGGATTTGGTAAGAATTTACTTCTCTCTATTCCAAATAATGTTGGCGTTATTAGTGCGTTTAACACCTTACTGATTGATCAGGTACAAGGTGGACCTAAGATCGATGCTTCTTCTGCAGTTGTTTATGTTGGATCTGGTGGATCTTCTGTCCTTAACGGAACCCCAATTACTTATCTGCAGGACATCACCGATGGTCTACACGCAAGAGTACGACATAATAATCATGGTATGTACTCCAACAGAGATACTGTCAAGTTGTCTGGATTTGAGCCAGATGTGAAGCCAGAAAAAATTACATCCTCTTACAACTCTACGAGCACAGAAGCTTTACCTGTAAGTAGTGTAGGAATCTTTACTTCTTTTGAGAATCTTGTCGTAGATAGTTCTAACCCAGGATATATCTTAATTGGTAAAGAGATTCTAAGATATACTGGAGTAAGTACTTCCGCTGGAACTCTTACTGGAATCACAAGAGCAATTGATGATTCTGTTTCTGGTGATTATGCAATCAATACTCAGATCGAAAAGTATGAATTGAATGGTGTGTCATTGAGAAGAATCAATGCAACTCACAGTCTTGATGATACCGATCTTAATAAGTATTCAACTGATGTTGATCATTACTGGATTAATGTTGGTATGAGTAGTAGAGGTATTGATAGAACTACTGGTAATGCATCTGGAGCTCCAGAACTTTACTGGAGAGAAACCAAGTCTGGTGGTAGTTATGTTACTGAGATGCCAATGGTTGGTAACCTTTACGGTCCACAAGCAACTCAAAATATTCCGTTCAATATCATTAGACCAAATATTGGAACTCTACAACCAGAAGCGACTAATATTGAAGCTAGTGTTAGAACCTTTACGGGAAATAGTCCAGATGGTAACCTAACTGCATATGTTGATCAGGGATATGAAGCTGTTTCTCTCAACAGTAACAATGTCCTCTCTTCTCCTAGAATCATTGCTTCTAAAGAAAATGAGTTGAATAGACTCCAAGATTTCCCTGGAAGAAAGTCGTTCACGATGGAAATGTCTCTATCTACAAATGATCCCAAGGTAAGTCCAATGATTGACCTTGATAGGATCAACATCGTAACAACGATGGATAGAATTAACAGCAAGGTTTCTGATTATTCTTCTGATCTTAGAGTAAATTCCTTGGATCAAGATCCAAGTGCTGCGATTTACCTTTCTAAGGTAGTCAAACTTGAAAAAGCTGCAGATGGACTCAGAGTTCTATTTGATGCATACAGACACTCTTCTAATGATATTAGAGTTCTTTACAGAGTATTCAGAGTTGATGCTCCATCGGAATATCAACTATTTGAACTCTTCCCTGGATATGATAATCTAGATTCTACTGGAAGAGTTATTGATACTTCTAAGAATAGTGGAAGACCCGATAGAAATGTTCTTGCTTCTACAACTGAAAATGATTATAGAGAATATGAGTTCAATGCAAAGAATCTTCCACAGTTCAATGCATTCCAAATTAAGATCATTATGACTGGAACTAACTACGCTTACGTTCCTAAGATTCGTGACCTAAGAGCAATTGCTTCTATCTATGGATAAAATAAAAGTTGAAAATTCAAACAGTTTATACAGAGATGCAGAAACAGGAGCAATCTTGAATTGCTCCGATTCTGACTATGAGAATTATCTTGCACTTAAAAGAAAAAGGTTGCAAGAGATTGCTGAAGTAGACAATCTTCGAAATGAAGTATCTGAATTGAAATCAATGATGAAACTGATTTTAGACAAGTTGGATAAATAGTAAAAACCCCCTCTTTTTGACTAATGGCGGCAAGAAATGTCAATCTAGTTGTTGATCAGGGTGTCGATTTTGATGCCACGTTCACCATTAGAAATACTAACAATTCGGCTCTTAATCTTACGGGATATACCGCAGAGGCGAAGATCAGAAAACATCCTGCAGCAACTAAATTTACTGCATTTACTATCACATTTCCAGATAGAATAAATGGTGTTGTAAAAGTTGCTTTGTCAGATACCGCTACTTCTGGTCTGGAGGGTGGTAGGTACGTATATGATCTGATTCTAATTTCACCAAACTCTTATAAAACCAGACCAATTCAGGGGAATGTTCTTGTAGTACCAGGAGTTTCCTAATGGCTGATTACTTAGTAACACTAAATCAACCTGGTTCTTATAATGTAGGTGTTGACTATGAAATCCCATCAAAGTCCATTCAATATGGAAATATAGTACTGGATGGTCTGAGTGGATTTAATGGAATTGGTAAAACTTTCTCCCTTACGGATCAGGGAGTTGCATATACGCCAAATAACAATCAACAACTGATTGTTTCTAAAAATAATCTTCTTTTAGAACCAGGAGAAGATTACGTTATTTCTGGAGATAAGATCATCTTTACAGTTGCACCTGCAGCTAATGATGATACTTTTATCATTGCTCTTGCAACAGCAGCAGATTTAACGAGATCTGTAAATTTTGTAATCGATAGTGGTAGTTCCCCAATGCTTCCTGGAAGCAAAGGAAAAGTTACTATCGATGTATCTGGTGTTATCGAATCGGTAAAAGTATTGGCAGATCAAACTGGTGATATTGTATTGGAGTTGTCCAAATCGGACTTCAATGCATATCCCACGTTTACTACGATCACCAATAACCAAAGGATTCAATTAACAGGGCAAAATAAATACTTTGATGATGTCCTAAATAACTGGGACACGACAATAGTTGCTGGTGATATCCTAGATTTTGAAGTGGTCAGCGTCAATAATATCAGACGACTCCTGATCTCTTTAAAATTAAAATTATAAATAACAATAGTTCTTAAAAGTCTAACCCCCAAAAGGAGTTGTTTCGATGGCATTACTAGTTCCCAATATTGGTGAAATTGAGTCTCTCCGTTATCTGATTGCTCAGAATAACTTCGTTGCAGACCTAGAAGATACCTCACCAAGAAACCTCGTACTAAAGCTTTATACGAGTAACACCACCCCAGCTGAAGGTGATGTACCTTCCACTTCTGCATATTTCGAGCCATATATTGATGGTAACGTCAATGGTTACGGAACTA